ACCAAAGCACAAGTGAAACAGTTCGTTGATGCCTGCGAAAAAGCAGGGCTAACACCTAGCGCAGTCGCCGAAAAAGCAGGCTTGAACTGGGCTGGACAAATCCTACAAAAAGACCTATCAACATTACGCACAGCGTTCACCGAAATGAAAGGCGTAACCAATGGCTAACTATCGGACAGTAGACCCGACAGGTAAAACCCGTTCAACAGCCATAGTCGCTTTGCGTTTAACAGCAGACCAAATGGAAACAATCAAACAACTATGCAAGAAACGTGGTGTCAGCAGAAGCCTTCTGTTCCGCCAACTATTAGCAGAGGAGTCGGCTCGTGTCAAAGGAACGCGCTAAAGGAACCAGTTTCGAAACGTTCATCGTGAACTATCTCGCACAGTTCTACCCTCATGTGGAACGGCGAACATTACACGGAGTGCACGACAAAGGTGACATCGCTGGCACAGACCCGCGACTTGTTTGGGAATGCAAAAACCAGAAGGTTCTCAACTTCTCAACATGGTTACATGAAGCACAAGTTGAACGTGACAACGCTAAAGCAGAACTTGGAATAGTTGTGGCTAAGCGTCGCAGTTACGGCAACCCAGCAGACCAGTATGCGGTCTTAAGACTAGAAGACTTGATGACCATTCTAAAGAAAGCAGGATACTAATGGAAGACATAGCACGAGAACTATACGAATGTTTAATGGAACGCATCTACGGTCTGAACCAAGCACCAGTAAAACTTGGGGCGTCACCACGTGAACGTCAAGCGATGGATGCTTTCTTGAACCGTGGCTACGAGACAGTAGCAACCAATGATTGAACGCACCGAAGGATACCAACCATCACACGACATCAATCCGCATGACTTCAAAAAAGATTTAGCATTCGGACATCAAGGCGAAGAGATTGTTAAACAGTTTCTTTCCGACTTGAGCGACGGAGCATTCGAAGTAAAGTACGACAGATTCCGTAACGGAAGAATCTTTGTAGAGTTCGAACAGAACCCACGAAACGCAGGCTGGAAGCCATCTGGTATAGCAGTAACCACAGCGAAATGGTGGGTGTACATGTTCGCCCCCAACGCTTTCTGTATAATAGAACTCGGCAGACTTAAACGATATTTGAAAGCGAACAAAGAGACTTTACAAATCAAAGTCGCCGCACCCAACTCCGACAATCCAGCGAAAGGATTCCTTATATACCCACAACAGGTAAACGAGTTGATGACCACATCCACATACGATTAGAGGATTAATGTTTAAACATATACTTGCCACAGCAACAGGTTTGCTGTTCTTTGGGGGAACTGTTTCCACAGCGAAAGCCCCACCACCTAAACCAATTAAAGCAATGCAAACAATTGAATACCAGTTAAGGGAAGCGATACCTCAACCACCGATACCAGCCGAAGCACTCCACCCAGAATGGTGGGGGTTGGCACGGGAAGTAGGTTGGGCTGAAGACCAGATGCTCACCCTCGACTATGTGATTCATCGTGAGTCACGAGGGCAAACTATGGCGTTCAACAAGTCTGACCCTAACGGTGGTAGCCGTTGCCTCATCCAAATCAACGGGTCATGGACACGATGGCTACGCGACAAAGGTGTCCTAACCCACGCAGATGACCTCTACAACCCTCGTACATGTCTTACGGCAGGGCTAACCATCTACCAGTACGGCATAGACCGTTACGGTTTTGGTTGGTCGCCGTGGGCTATCAAACGCCCCTGATATAGTGACTGTATGAAGGGCGATAAGCAAACCCGATGGTTCTGTGACCGTTGCGATATGACCTTAACCACCTATGTGCGGGTGTCCGAACCCCCGTTGCATCTGTGCGACAACAAAGTCTCTAACAAAAGAGAACCAATAATCCAACCAATGAAAGAGGTATCCAAATGAATAACATAACAATCGTAGGGAACGCAGGTAAACCTGTCGAACTAAAATTCTCGCAAAGCGGAATGGCTGTAGGCACATTCACAGTTGCCACAACAAGCGGTAAAGACGACAAGAAAGTTACCGTCTGGCACAATGTTACTGTCTTCGGACAGATGGCAGAGTACGCTGCTGCATCCATAGAAAAAGGTAGCCGAGTGATAGTCGCAGGCAAACTAGACATCTCCACCTATGAGAAAGATGGGCAGAAGAAAACATCCAGCAAAATTCTTGCAGACGAAATCGGATTAACTTGCCGATTCAACCCAGTCATGGCAGACAAAACGGTGCAGGTTGTAGCGAAAGCACAAAACGATTTCGGTAAGATTGGATTCTTGCAAGAAGAAGAAGCGTTTTAGTGGACATAATGGAATTAGATTTTGAACAATGGCTAGAAATCGGTATGCGTAGCGGATGGGTGTCACCACCTGTCTGCTACACCCACGATGGGCTACCAACTTCTATAACAGAAGACGCAGAATTCGAAGACGGCTCAGACCCGTGCCTTCATATCATGCGCTGTTACGAAAGCGAAGCACACAAAGACGCAGTAGAACTGAACTACTCGCCAGCAGTATGGAGAAACCCTAACCATGATTGAAGATTGCAACGGCTCAGAAATACTGTTAGAAGCACACTCGCTAATCACAGGCGCAAGACAAGCACAGTACGCCCACCCATTAGAAGACTACACACAGGCACGCGACATCTTCGAAGGCATGACAGGTGTGTCGCTTACAGTAGAGCAAGCCATCTTGTTTATGGTTGCAGTCAAACTGTCTCGTCTTAGGACAGCAATCGCTGACGGCGGATGGCATCATGACAGTATCGTGGACACAGCAGGCTACATCGGTTGCCTGTCAATGGTTCATCACGCTAAGGAGAAACAATGAAAGCGAAACTTTGTTCATGTTTGCCTAACCGATTGTTGCCAGTTAAGCCTGTGTGTGGGGAGAAGTTAGATGACTCAGAAGAAGACTGACGAAATGGTGAACGGTTTGCTTGATGAGATAGCACGCCTCACAGCGTTGATAGAGCAATTGAAGTCTGAACTTCATACAGCGAACTTGGAAAGGTTTAAACATGATTGACCTCAAACATTTAGAATGGTATGACGAAGCGAGGTGTCGAGGTATGAAGACAAGTGTTTTCTTCCCTGAAACTTCTGTCGGTGTATCAACTGCAGGTATCTACGATGATGCGGTGAAGGTGTGCAAGTTGTGTCCAGTTGCTGAAAAATGTTTGGCTTACGCTATGGAATGCGAAACGAATGACATTCGTAGGTACGGTGTGTGGGGTGGCAAAACGCCTCGTGAACGCGAGTACCGCAAGTATGGTGGCGGTAAGTTAATTGGACTTGCCCCGCTACAACGCTAGGGAAGGGGATACCTGCGGAGCAGGGCAAATCCAAACTTTAGTGTAACAGATTATCTGACTAACTGTATCTGGTAGTTGTGTTTGTGGTCAAGAGTGCAAGCGTCGGTGTCTCGGCGTGCCTGATACTCGGTCATGTATTGGTATGCGAGGTCTCGGCGTTTAGTCCACCGTTCGTTTGTGCCGTGTCCTGACCCTCGCCAATAGGCGACAGGCTGATTGCCTGCCATCTTAACTACAACGAAGTGGTGTGATGGTTCTGTGTAGGTTGGTTCTTGGTTGCGTGGCAGTAGTCGCTGTTTGATTTCTAACAGGATTTCTACTGATGGGCGTGTTGCTATGAACTTGATTAGTTTGTGGGTCATTGCTATCTTTCGGGTAAATTGCACGCATTAGGAGCGCATTAGAGCGTTTCAAAACGGTGGGTATGGTATGTGGGTGCGGTCAGTTTCGTCGTCTAGTTCGGCAGTTTTGTAGTCTTCAAAGTCTTCTACCGTGAATGGTACTTCACGATTGTTTTGATTGAGTTGTCGAACTGCTCGGACTATCTGCTCGTTTAGTTCTGATTCGTTCGGTGCGTACTCGCCGTCACCGAGGTAACCCCAGTAGGTTTCGCCTGTGTCTAGGTTCATGGTTGCACCGTCGGGGAACTTCTCTCGTTCGGTTTCGACATCGTGATACCACAGTTGGTTGTCTGCGTCGTAAGTCAGGATGTAGTGGTGGACTGTTGGTTGTTGTTTCATTGTGTTACCTCTTCTAATGTTTCTTCTTCGCACGACAACACATCGGACTCCGAATTGTTAAGGTGTTTCTTTTCGCTGTCGTATCCATTGTCTGCCCAGTTTTGGTAGGCGTCCTCTTTGTCTTCGCCTTGCACCCAGTAGGTTGTGTACTCGGCGGTGTATGCGGTTATCTTAAATGTTTTCATTGTGTTACCTTTCGTTTGGCTGTCCCGTTCATGTCATATTGTCCTATCTCTACCCAGTTGGATGTATCGGTGGACAGGTATCCGTCTGCGTCTATCGTCTGCGGATAGGCGACTGCGTATATCGTTCTTGGTTTGTGTCCGACTGAATGGATGTTGATATCCCACTTGTCATTGAAGCAGTAGAACTCATCCATCCCTTCGTATGCTTTGTCGTTGGCGACTAGCGCGTTGATGTAGCCCTGTGTGAAGGCTTGCAGTAACGCGAGTTCGCTGTCCGCTATTTTGATAGTTGGTGTGTCTTGCATTGCTCCTCTTTCCATTCAAGGTATTTGATGTAGTTGGTGTCTAGTTCTGTGGCGTCGAGGTCGTTGAACCTGCACCACCGTTCGTATGACATTTGATGTGTTGGTAATCTCATTGCTGTCCCTTCGTTGTGTTTACTTTGTTACTTTGATGTCGCTTGGTTCAAACATGATGTCAATCACTTCCAAACCTGCGTACTTTCCCTCTGTGTTTATGAAGCCCACAAAGATGAAGTCTCCCTCATCGTCTGAGCCAATCTCTGAGATAGTGCCAGTCCGCCCACAGTATGCGTGAAACTGATTGGTGACTATTACTTTGTCTCCTTCTTTCATTGCTGTCCCCTTTCGTTGTTGTGTGTGTCGGTCTTACGACCTTGTGGGTGTCGGGGACTTGAACCCCGATGTCTGCCAGTCACCCGACCTACTTAAATACAGAACTCAATTCCATCCAAGAACCTCAACTGAACTGGCTGTCCAGTCTTGGTGTCCATCCCTTCTATTCTTACCGTGCCGTGCGCTTTGTGATGTGTTACTTTCGTAACGGTCATTGCATCATCACCGAATGCTTCGGTTTTGATTACCATTCCGATAGGCAACTTTGCTACTGATATTGTTTCCCTTTTCATATTCACCCCCGTTCCCCTTTCGTAAGTTGTATCTATACTGTATCACACTTAGTTACCCTTGTCAAGTACAATCTTTGTGAACTTCGTCACACTGTAAGGTACGCCTAACACAAACAACTGTTCGTACTGTGACCTGCGTCACAATGTTAGGCTGACCTAACACAAACACCTGTTCGCCAAACATATGTTCGCTTAACCCTTTCGTGCTGTCGGGTGATTCGCTTTGCTTCGCTCCCTCTGCACCTGCTTCCAAGTGCTAATCGCAAAAGGTGTAACCCATAACAGGCAAACCCCAACGAAAACAAGCACACTCAATACTTCATTCATCATTACTCACCCCCTCGCCTTCTCTCACTCGTTCATCGTGGCATTGCTCACAAAAGTATGAGCCGTCTATCGGGTCACAATAAACCTCGTAACTGTATTGGGCGCAGTCGTAACACTTGCGTAAGACATCCATCGCTGATTGTCTCATCCCGAAATCCTTATCTCAAACTCATCTTTATTTATATAGTGAAAAGTATCTGACGCATTACACATCGCTTGCTCTTCGTCTTCGGCTTCAACAAGCACCGTACAAATTGTCATAACCGAATGCTCCTCTTCCGCTTCGTCAGAATCGTTGGCTTCTACCGTGTTCTCGTAAGGGTTTATTTGTTTCGGATATTGTGCACCATTTTTACACAAGTTCCAAGCCACCAAACGCTCATCGTTTACTTCGCCCTCTGCTAGTTCCGCATCGTCATATTCAAAGTCGCGTCCACGATATGCGCCGTCGTAGAATTCTTGTCTGATTATTTTGACTGCTTCTTCTTCTGACTTTGCATATATCTTTTCTAAATTCCATACTGATACGCTGTAGATATTCATTAGTAACTCCTGAATATGTAGTCGTTACCCATACCATCCGAGACTGTCCAGAAGTCCCCGCCGAGTTCCCAGTCGCGGGCAACTGCGTCATAATCTATATAACTTTCAAGATGTTTCGGGACTTCGTTCGTTTCTAGAAAAGTTTCCTCTACATAATCCTTGAATGGCATACACCCGACATATGAGTCTTCAAAACTAGAGAACCTATCTCCCCAGTCGTCTTCGTTTAGTTTGCTTTGCTCTTCGTGTTGGTTGTATAGGTAGTGACGGAACGCTTCCATTGGGTCGCCTTCGCCGAAATAATGTTCTAACAAATACTCTTCATATGTATATAGTTTTTCTGTTTCTTCTGTAGTTTCCATTGCTTGCCCCTTTGTTTGTTGTTGTTTGTTTATTGATTAATGTCTACAATTTCAAGCACCTGCACGGCGGTGCTCGCGTGCCAAGTTTCGCCTTCGCCTGCTATCGGGCGCACCTTGTAATCAAGATGCCCATAGCGAGAGCGTGCATCAAGAATGGTGACCACAAACTTTAGTGCTGTCCCCGATACTGAGAGCAAGCCGTGTCTGCCTATGTTCTCCTTTAGTTCTTCCGCGCTAGTCATCGCTCCCCGTTTCCTCTTCGTCTTTTGTTGTGTTAAGTATCGCGTTTACTATTTGCTCTTTTGTTGCGGTCATTGGTAGTGCGACCGTTGGCTGGTCAAAACCGATTCCCATTATTATTATCTGTCCCATTGTGTTATCCCTTTCGTTATGTTGATATGTACTACTGTACTACACTTAGTTAGTCTTGTCAAGTCTAAAGAGTGTGTCATTTGTCACTCTTCATTTCCCCGACATACTCGCCTACCTTGTAAGCAAGATAGATTACCGCGCCGAGTGCGAACATTACTATTCCCACAAAATTATCATCTACTATCATTAGAACCCCTTTCGTTGTGTCACTAAACTGTTGTCTAGTAATCGTGCCTATTTGGGATTGAACCCCACGCCCTAAGCGATAGGCTAACCTCGCTTTATTCTTCGTCTTCGTCGTCTTCCGCGAGAACCCCATCAGGCAGTTGTATTGAGGGAAAGTACACTACCGCACTATCGCGCCCCATACTATCGCCACGGAATTCTGCTCTAATCAACATCTCAGCCAAAGTGTTCGCTTCGGCTGAATCGTGCTCAGATAACATAATCCCTAGAAGAAGAAAAGTTTTCGCTTCATCTTCCGAAACTATCGCTAAACATTCCTCACCATACATAGCCTGACCTGAGTAGCGCCTAATTTCGGCGTCCACTTCAAGGCACTCTTGTAGTGTCTCGTATTCTTCTTGCGTTAATTTTCGCATTCTTGCCCTTTCGTTGTTGTTGTTGTCTTTCGTCCCGTGTCCGAATTGAATCGGCACGCCCAAGGCGCACGGGGATATCTTTAGAATTCAAATTCTGTGACAGTTTCCCAATAATCATCACCGAATTCTAAACTGCTTTGAACTGCGATGTAAGAGAGTGTCCCGTATTCGGTCTCTCTACCTAACATTTTGTTGAACCATGATTCGGCTAGTTCTTCGGCTAAATCTTTGTCTGTTGTATTCCTCGCCGAGACTATATGCCTATCTTCGTTGGTGATTATGGTTCTGTATATCGTTTTCGTTAGCATTCTTTCCCCTATCTGTTGGTTGATGTTCTTCGGTATCGCTACCTTGTGCCTAGTGTCGCTATGATGCGACTACCCCCAAAAGGCTAGGCGATAACCCTAAACTAGATAACCCATTCCAATCCGTCTTCATCCATTCCGCAAGCGGTAAAGAATCGGGCACGGTTGAATCGTGGATTATCTAACTCGCATATGCACGACAACGAATCGGCGATGCTCGCAATAGTGGCAGAATTTAAACCGTCATCGTTTTGACGATGCTCTTTCACCATCTTTGCTAGTTTTTCGTAATCTTTCTTAGTCATGTATTCCCCTTTGTTTTATTGGTTTATTTCCTTACACCTACAAGGTTAGTGGATAAACAACCCCATTGCAACCACCAAACACAACAATTCTAATGTGACACTTGTCACATTGTCAGGCAAACCTAACAAACCCCGACACGGCGAAAGATGTTAGGCGACCCTAACAAATAATTACTACTATCGGGGTAGGGTTATTTTTTTGTGGCTGGGTGACTACTCTCGGTGAAGAGAACACTTGTTTGGCGAACATATGTTCAAGAAAACACAAGCACACAAGCACAAACACACTTTCGCAAACGCACGAACTAGGGCATGTGCCGCGAGACCCCACCCACATACATAGATATACTGTTTTTGTATGGTCACACTCTAGAAAAAAAGGGCAAAAAAAGAGGCGTTGGTGGGTTGTGTTTTGGTGGCGGGGGGTGTGGGTTTTTTGTGGGTTGGTTTGTGTTTTGTTGTGGGCAAGCCGCTTGCGGCGCGGCAGTGTTTTTTGGTTGGGTCGCTGAGATGGGTGTTTGCTTTCCCCCCACGTTTCACCCTTGAGGGTTGGTAGCCGTTAGCCAAAGTTTTAGCCGACACCATGTTTGAACTTGTACGTTGTTCACGCTGCTCCTTCACATGACATGAAGGTCTACCCCAGTTCCCTGGTGTTGATGCCCCGCACCTTGCAAGTGGTGTACAGCCGTGAAGATTACTGTTTGTTTGCCGTCTTCCCGACGGGTGTGATGTCGAGTGTAGTTGACATTTTTTTTGTTTGCAACTATCTTGTGATAATATTTTTTGGTGGGTACTCGCCGTAA